ACCATCAGAAGACATATACATTTTAAACAACTTACCGAATTTTTTTCTATACAAAGCTAATTGGCTATTTGTTTTTTTCTCTATTGCTATTTGACCATCAGACATTCCTCCAACTGATGGAATTCCATTAAATTCAATAGAATTTTGTTTTATATTATTTAACCTTCTTAATTCTCTACTAGACATTAAGTAGCCTCTCTATTGCCTATTGTTCTATATTGAATTGTCATGTCGTTTATTTCATACTTTCCTGCACTTGGAGGATTAAATCGTATTTGCAAACTTTGACAAGCAATAGGTGTAGCTGTAGTCAGAGTTAAAACATCCCAAGTGCCGCCTGTATCAGCAAAATTGCCAGTAAAATCAGAAAAGCTTTGTGTTCCATTTATTGAATATTCAAATGGAGTTGTTTGTGCGGCACTAGATGAATATGTTACAATGACCTTGTATACTTTCTTAACTAACCCCGGTCTACCGAAATCAATATCTTTAGTAATAAATATCTGTTCATCTTGACTAACAGGAACTGGTAAGAATTTTTTAAAATTAACATCAGAAGTGTCTCCAGTAACATTTATCCCAGCCACTAAATTATTATTCCAATCAGTTATAAAATTTGTCATGTGCTCGCCATCTGTAAAAATATTATCATGATAAGCCCATCCATTGCTATCAAAATCATAAATAAAACCAGTATTAGATGAGTTGCATCCATCTGATGGTGATGCAAGAATTATCAAAGAATTACTTATTGAATCATAGCCTATCATAGCATTTGTAACAGAAAACCATTTTTGAAAATTGCTCCAGCTAGAAGTCATTGAAGCATCGCTAACCGCTATTCTTCTATCTAATAAATTTTTAATTGAAGAACCGTCGTATAAGTAAACTCCGTTTGAGGATACCCAAGCTACTCCATTATTTGTTAATGTGGTGCTATAAGGGTAATTAACTCCATAATATTTAAAAGTGTCTTCTAAGTACCAATTATAAGAACTTGGGCTCGATATGTTTATTATATGGACAAGGTTATTTTTAAAAGCAAGAAGCCTATCTGCATAAGATTGCAATGCAGTATATTCTCCATAGTCACCTTTTGATACATCTATAAAATTATGTTCTAAAAAAGTATCAAATTTATTTATTTCACTATACATAATTCTATCACCAAACTTTTCAACCTTACCCGATTTCCCCTTAGTTCTCACATTAGCAATAAACGTTCTTCTATTTGAAACGATAGAAGATTTATACAATTCACCTACACCACCTATAGAAACAAAATTTATATCTGGGCTAAATCCATTTATGGTATTGTAAGTGTCTACGTTAGCCCTAAGTGAATTTCCAGCACCTTCACCAATAACATAAAATCCATCTCCTTCTTCATAAGTCCAAGCTACATGGTCTCCATCAAGTGAAGTCCTTACTCCTTTTTCTATGTCTATATCGGCAAGCAAAATAAGCTCATCGCTAGTGTCGTGAAGTCTTGTGTATATCCTACCTCCAGTTACTCTTCCATTATAAGCTAAATCAGAATAGACAGATACTATTATTGATTGAAGGTCGGTTACTGCGTGGGTAAAAGGAACATTTGAAGAGGCACCATTACCCATTCTAATTGGCAAGGATTCTTGGTTTCCATCATAAACAAAACTTTGATGAAACTCATAAGTACCGGCTTCCCATCGACCCTCTGAGCTTCCAGCACTTATTCCTATATTAAATCCCAATCCTCTTTCTATAATTGGAGTATCATGGTCTGCGTATGAATGTGGAGCCGTTCCAGCCAACGCACCGCCATATGCCCTTTGATATGTTATTGTGCTCCCAGAAGAGCCTGAAGTTTTTTTACAAAAAAGAAATTCTAAAGGACTGGTTCCAAGTGCTTCGTCAATAGTTATGACCTCTCCAACTGTGGATTGGTCTAAAACATCTTCATCACTAGTGTTTTCAAATGTAAAGGCAGTTACTGTGCCATTATGAGAACCATCAATTCTAAGGTCACTTACGCTATCTTTTTTAACCTTAGCAACGCCTCTATTGTTTTGATAGAACGCAGTTGCATTACTTGTTCCGTCATGGCTTGTGTGACCATAAGCATAAGTTAGTGAAGATGCAGATTTTGGTGGAGCTAAATTATTAGGATGCTCTTGCCATTCTGAAAATACAAGCCCTGCAGATGCAGAACTTGAATTAGCACTAGAAAATTGTTGCCTTTCTATATACCCATACCACTTGACCAAACTAGAATTTAATTCATTTGTATTGCAAACTCTTAAAGCTTCATCTGAAAAATGAAAAATATACTTAGCATCGCTACCTGATAAAGTTGGACTTATCGCACTTGATGTCCACCCATTGTCTTTTGTTCCATAGCTAGTAGTAGCATTATTAGACCAAACGTCTACTCCACCCGCACTATCCACATCTCCAAGAGCACACATTTTATCTCCGGGTCTACCAACTACCTGAATTTCAGGGTCTCCTCCACTGCTTTCATTGACTATAGGAGTTCCTTTTAATATATAATAAACGTCACTACCAGAAGTTGTTATGTCGGTTACAGTAAATACCCCATTATTTTTAACTGTTCCAGAAATCTTTAATGTATCACCTCTGTTTATTAAACCATCTGTATAAATAGTGCTATTTCCAGAACTAGTACCGCCAGTTAATTTTATATGGCTTAATGTTGGTGCCGCCATTAATTACTCCCCACCATACTCAGGAGCAGTTGCCCCATCTGGGTTAGTAAATACTTTAACAAAACTAATGTTTCCATTAGATGTTCCAACAGATAAAGCAGTGCCGGATTTTGTTTCAGTAATTGTTTGTTCTGGATTTCCACTATGGTCAGACTCAAAATAGAACAATCCATAACCACCACCACCATTTAAGTTGCAAGTAGCTTCAGAAATGTATTCAGAAAGAGCACCGGTACCAGTAACTAATACAGATTGAGAATATAAACCGCCTAAAGTTTTAATCTTCCCAATAGAGTCTATTGACATATTCTCTATTAACGAAGATTGGTTACTAGGAATATCCCTAGGGTCTCTGCGGTTATTCATTCCACCAGACCAATCGCTTATGGTCAAGTATTGTTTAGGCATTATTTACCTTTAAAGACACCTTCCAAAATATCAGTTACTACATCTACCATTTTTTCAAAAAAAATCTGTTCCTTATCTTCAGATACAAACGGAATGTCGATTCTTTTATTAATTGCACTAGCAATCTTTTCATTCATTTCATCTGAGCTTAGATGCTTAACAGCTTCTTCTTGCATTTTTTCTGCTTGCTCTTCAGCGAGCTTGATTAACATTGATTTAATATTCATGATTTATCCTTTAGTTTAAGTTTGTAAGTAAAAAAACTAATATTGCCATACCGCCAAGTATATAGTTTCTCCAGTTTTCAAGCGACCTAGTTCTTCCATTGGAAATTTTTAATTGCTCTTTGATATCTGGCAACTCTCTATTTAATATAGTTTCTATACTAGCAAGTCTTTCTTTAATATTGCTTCTATAATCATCTATTGATTCGTAATCCATTACTTACCTTTTAATTGAGTTATTTCATCTCTGAGCTTAGCCATTTTCTCATTATTTTCTATTTTCATTTCTAAAGCTTGAATTCTTAATTCCATTTGATACCAACCCCAAGCAATCGCTCCCAATAAACTAATCATATTAAAAACAAACTTCATATCTAATTTAATTCCTTGCATTAGGTCTATTTCTTAACCTATCTAATTCTTTTTCAAGATATTCAATTCTTTGATTTTGTTTAATGTCGGCAGGAATTTCAGCATTTTGACTTTCTTTTGCATCTTCTTGTATTGTGTCTATATACGATTCATTGATACTAACTTGATATTCAAGAAAAGATATTCTTGAGTTTAATTCTCCGTATCCCCAAACCATAGCACTAATTAGTCCGATTGCCTGAAAGAGCATTGGTAGTGAAATACTTAAACTGCTTGAATCTGATATGGGTTTAGTGTCTACCATTTATTCTGCTCATTGAGCCCTTTAATTCTGAAACTTGGTTATCAAGGTCGTTTATTTCTTTTGTAATAGCATCAAATTTTCTATCAAGTTTATCATCAGATGTGTTCCATCTTCCAATTAACTTTATAATCATACCCTCCATATTTTCAAGGGTTTCTGATTGACCTCTATTTTCAACTTTTAATTTTTCTAATGCATCTTGTTGTGCTTCAGACTTTTTAGATAACGACATGACTAAATAGACAAACATAACTCCAACAACGCCTATCATCCCCGCTTCGCCATATACCGCCATAAAATCCATTACGTCTCCGCTATTGTTATAAAAGGATTAAACTCTTTGTTTTCCCAAAAACAAATAGTTAATTCCTCTAGTTCATCAACCGATAAATCCAATGTGTAAATTAACATTATCATTTTTTCTTTTTTTTACCCCAGCTAAATGGATTTAAGTTTAATTCTTTTTCGTAAAATGCTACTTTTTCTGCCAGCTCTTCTCGTTCAACCCTCTCTTCCACGATATGTTTGCTAAGTAAATCCCCAATTTGTTCATCCGCAGTAGCAACTTTATTTTCCAACTCTTTAATCCTGCTTTCAATTTGCCAATAACCATAGACCAATGCTCCGACCAAGACAAATCCCTGTGCAAGCCATTTAAGATTAATACTAACAATGGCGTTATCATCAAGTACAGTAGCCCTATAACTTCTAGCGGTATCCGGTTTTCCACTCATCTCACCACGTCTTCAAATTGATGATGTACCCAACACCAATTAGATTGATCATAAATGTTTCCATGATAATAATGCAAGACCGAATCAGTCCCCATTATTTCTATAAATACCGTA